TCCTGCATCAACTTCAGCTTGATCAGCTAATTCGATCACGCCTTTCACAGCAGTGGTTGCATCAGGAATTGTCAATGGCAATCCTGATGCTGGCGTATACATCAACTCGCGCCAGTTACCTATGCCATCTGACGCCACCCACATGATGTCGCCAGCAGCCGTCACACGAGGGCCACCACCAATCAACGTAATAGCAGCCGATCCAGTAATGGTAAGTGCGGCTGAGAAACGCAAAATCTTGTATGTGTTCGCTACTACACCGAAACTAGTAATGCCAGTAACACCAGTAACATTGATACGCGTTGCTGCGACCGAGCCAATGTTCGTTGTAGCAGCAGATGCAATTGTTCCTTCAACTGTGGCATTGATACCAACACCAAGACTAGACAGATCAACTAGAACAGACCATCGACCAGCAGCCAGGTCCGTATTGAATACTCCGGATACATGAGCAACAAGACAAACGGCGTAACGGTTAGTATCAACAACAAAGTCACCAGGAATGTAAGAAGTAGCAGTTGTCCAAGTTCCTCGTTGTTGTGGAATGTTTGCGGTGGCACTCCAGAAGGTTGGATGAGCCACTCTCTCTTGAGCAAAAGTTGTTGGTCCCGCTGATGAAGTATTTGCAACAGCGCAAGTGTACATAAGACCAGATGCGCTATCGATAACAATCGACCCAACGGCATAAACAGTGGAATTGGTCCAATTGCCAACGTTTTGAATAAGGACGGCTTGATACAAGGCTGTATCAATTGCGCGAATAGCTGTCTGAAGCTCGTCATGCCACGGGTCCTGTGTGAAATCAGGAATGGGAAAGCGGAAGTGGGCAGTAAAATCAGTCATCTGTGTGACTCACACACTCATCTACCGTACTTGCCGCGAAGGAACAGGAACGAGATGTGTACGATCTCTAAGGGGCTTCTGGTCGACGCTGTAATTTTAGGCTTGATTGACTTGAAGTTAACTGGGAAGCGAAATAACCTAGGATCATTAGAACGCCGGCCACCACCATATGGTCCAGCATCAAAGCCAAAGCCCGGTGCGTCATTGCCAATAAACTCCATTTCGAGTGCAGGAGGGTGAAGCAGAACACCGTCTTCATCCTTAAAGAGGTTGTCGACCCATACCGACAAAGTGAATATCGCGGTGCCTTTCGTGGCCAATGAAACGTATCGATTGGCCTTCAATTGCATTGGGTCCTTACCGTCGAGCCACGGCATCTCCAAGTCAATGTTGATAGCCTCACCGAGATACGCTTCCCATTTTGGCGAGAGTGCTTGATCTATCCTATCTTGCGCAAAAGACACACCACCACTCGTATGATCCGCAATGGCGATGAAACTCAAATCCTCTATCTGATCACGGATGATGTTGCCAACGACATAAGGCGTTCCTGGCGTCCAGTCTCGATCACGATCATTCAATCGATCGGCGTAATAGTTCTCACCTGTGAAAATGCCATTGCCGCCCTGGAATATCCTAGTCCCACTCGAAAAGAAGCGCCGACCTTTAGTTGATACGCAAGCAGACCGATACGCCGGACCAGAAAACGATGCCCAACTGTCATAACGTAACTGCTCATTATAGCATCGAATAAATCCGTCTCCGTTAGGCAGATGGAGTGTCGTCTCATGGCCAATCTCATCGTAGATCATGAAGCATGACTTCAGTAGCTGTGTATCACTCAAGGTTCCGATTTGGGCTCTGAACTCGGGCTCAATGTTGCTACTGACCGGAGTACTGTCGACGAGTCCAGATATAAGATTACGCTTGGCACTTGCAATACCTGATGGTCCTGCAAACAATAGGTCTGTACCAACTGGTACAATGCAGCGATGTCCGAGGAGGCCAAACGCCGGCATCGTGTCGTCGAAGCTCGGCGTGTGGTTCGGCGGTATTTCTGAGTCATACACACCCAACTTGATTAGGAGGGATTGCTTCTCAAAGAAGACGATGAGGAAGGTTCTAAATCCAGCGATGCCCCTGATTTCGGGGGCGCCTTCAGGTGCATAAGCACCAACGTCAATACTGATAGCGTCATTAGGTGCAGGGTCGCCAGGGAAGGTTCCAATAGTTCCTTTGGCTGTGACGTAGACTGTCGTGGGCGCAGCTGGGATGCCAGCAACGCAGTGATAGTTTCCAACAACGCATCCGTACTTACCGATTGGGACGTTAACATTGCTTCCTGTTGCCTCATCTTGCAGGTAGTTGCCGACTAGCGATGCAGTGAAGAAGATTGGCTTATCTACTCCATTGTGGATGACGAGTTTGTTCTTAAATGGTACAAAATCCACACTATCCACACCGGGAGTCCAACCATCAGGACTACCCAACAAAGCACCAGCAATAGCATCACTCCAAATAATGCTATCAACCCCATTAACGTCTGTAGCAACCACATTACCATTTTCGAGAGGGGAGATGATGGCGTTGGAAAAGAATACCTCGTCAACGATCGGACTATTGGAGACACTGCTGACGTCTGTGAACCAATTAGAACCGAACCGTATAACCTGCGAACCCTTTGGCGTGCGCCTAAAATTGTTAAGGACCTTCTGGAAGCGTGGGTCCATCTCGACGTCGTTGTCGACCGCATTTAACCCTCCTCCAAAGCCGCGAATAGTCAACGGCATAAGGTTTTGGGCCTTAGTGGCCCTAAAATCTACTGAGAAGAGTTTGGCACTCATGGCTGTACGTACCACTGGTCTGGAACAGAATTACTGTGCTCGATTGCAATTGGAGAGTCTGCAAGCCCATTTGTGATGTTGTTATATTGCGTTTCCATAAGGCTCTTGCAGGTGTTAGCTGCATCTGGATTGAGTGCATTCGCAATAAGGGCCATGAAGCTTGTTGCGTAGACCATCATGCTCTTATCGAGATAGATCGTGTCGTTGTCCCAGTCCCAATCGATTGCAGGAACAGGAATGGGATAGACACGAGCCTGAACGTCTAGACTGCCTGTAGCTGCAAGGGGATAGATTTGCAGTTTACGCTTAACGTAATTCGTGTCAGCTACATGCATACTGGTCCAGTAGAGCGACCGAGTACCTGTAATTGTACTTGGAGGACGCCCCTTCGGAAGTGTAGGGAGTGGTGTGGACTCACCAGAGCGATGAACCGATATAAAATCCTCGAAGTCTATAACACGCTCGAATGTATCTGCCGTGATGACTCCAGTCGTTCCATCGAGCGTGACAGTGTACCATTTGCGATAGTTGGGCCAATGATACTTCTTGAAGAGCATATCGAAGGCACGAATTGCATGCCTGAAGAGGGTGTCTTCGCTGTATTGCTGCACCCCCACGCCAGCAACCTCTCCGATCAACTGTTCGGACTCGTTGACAATTGTACGGAGCGTCGCTGACATGGGAGCAGCCCTCTGTGTGACTCACACACCCTAAACGGCGAAGTGACGAATGCCGTGCAGACCACCATTGTTTGCAGCGTTCACAGAGTTGTCACCGTCAAGAGCAACGATGATTTCCGTGGCGCCGTTCAGAGCAGCAACTGGTGTATAGACACCACGAGGCTCACCCGTGGCAAGCGTTGCAGGATCGGTAAGAACAGGAACCGTCCAAACAGCCTGAGCCGCTGCTGTCAAGAGCGGAACACCACCTTCCCTCGCCCACGCTACTTCTGACTTGTATGGCAGTCCCAATGGCTTCAAGGTACCAATTTGGATTTGGACTGCGTTGGAAGCTACCAACGTGACACGAGCCGCAGTGATACGCTTCCACATAACGACGCCACTCGCTGTCGTCGTAGTTGCAGCAGCTGCACCAGTAAAGTCCTTGACAATCGGTTGGCCGAGATAGTCCTCGCCGAGCAACCGAATGACCGCGTTTGTACCAGGAACACCACTGAAGTCCACACGAATGCCGCGTCCGTACCTAGCGTCAATTTCAAAGTTCAGAGGGTACGTAACGAGAGCATTCGCCAATCCGGCAGCAGCAGATAGTGACGACGCTGCCTCCACCGCAGGTGATCCCAGAGAGAATGGAGTAGGCGCCCCATGGATAAGGTCAGACGCATACTGCATTCCAGGAACGTACATGTTGACGCCACGGAAGAGAGCCTGTCTAAAACGAGATACCATGATCTATATCCTTGTTTCTGTTGGACAGTTATATAGAGCTGTGTGACTCACACACTACGCGGCTTCTTGTTTACCCTTATTGGTGTAGTCCTTCGGCTCAACGAAGCGCATCCTCTTGACCATCTCTGGCATGATGACAGGACCACTCTTCGCGATGGCCAAGTGCATCACAGCCTGCTCAAGATCATTGTAGGCATTGGCGCGAGCAGCATCGTCTTGCGCCATCATCATTTTGCCAAGTGGACTCTCAGGATCGTGAAGGCCCTGCATATTGATCATTCGCGGCTTCTTGTGCAGATTGTAATGTACCAACTGCTCGTCACTAAGCCGCAGAACGTGTCCACGTGGGAAGTACACAAGATTTCCAGCAGGAACTGGCACTTCCTTTTTCGTTAGGCCCTCCTTCTTGCTCCAGGTAGTGATTTCACGCTTGAGGGTACCCTCCATCTTCACTACAACGAAGGAAAGACGGGTACCCGGCATCATTGGACCAATAGCCATATTCCTGCTCCTTTAAGTGTTCGTGCCATACGCGTGGGTACGATAGTTGCGCCAGGAGCACAACTGGCCTTCCCAAACGACGCGGCGACCAACGGCATCGGTATTCCAAGGCGCGACCAACTGCTTGATCTTCATGTTGACGCCCCGAAGGATGTGCAACGAGAGATACGAGTCGTTGATCATGTAGAAGTCGTTGGCGGCAAGCTTCTCGTCGAACATAAGAGGCACGCCATTGTGTGTCGTTCCAACGATGCCAAGGTTGATAAGTTTTTTACCGAACCCAGTTTCGCCGAGTTGAATAGTAGTCTTGTCACGCGCAGCAGCTTTATGCATACGGTAGATATTTCGTCCAGCGAATATGCAGGTGGGCTTTTCTTTCGCTTCGCTGTCCGTCGTTTGTCCACGATTGAGGTCGATTTCGAGGATGTCATCAAACGCTTCCTCGATGTTTTCAGGGGTGAGCGTACCCGCAAACGCGTATGAAGAAGGACGCCACTGGCTCTCAGTGGCAAGACTGATGCCACCAACTGTGCCTGTCGTCGGATCGGCGGGAATGAGGTTACCGAGCCCATTTGGATCAGTTCCTGTGCCCACAGAAGTATGGTAAGTGGCAAACTGACGAGAGATGGACTCATTAAGGGCCATCATCTTGCCCTTAAGGATTTTGAAGATGACGGACCTACCTTGGTTTTCGTCCTCTTCCTGATCTGAGATGATCATGGTGCCTACAACACGACTCATCGCGTACACAACGGTCGTGAATTCGTTGGTCTGGTCAACCGGCACCTGATCATAGTACTGCATCGAGGTGACGTTGGGGTTCAGGCCGACGATGAGAGGATTGGTGATGTCTGGTCCACCATCCTCAATGATCACACGCTTTTTGGCGTGCAAGTAGGCACTCACGGTACCGGAAATAGCTGACGCCATGAT